ACTACTACAATTAGAGCTTAAACTGAAACGAATGGACGAACAGGACGACTAACGTGAAAATTAAACTGTCATCTAGAGAAATGCACGAGTGTCAAATTCTAGGACAAGACACCGTTAAGATCTGTAAGATTCAAAACCTATCACCCCGACTTGACACCCCTGATGAAAACCGGGTGCTATCAAATGTACAGGGGTTCCGTGCAGAGTATGCTGTTGCGAAAATCTTTGGTTGTGACTTGCCTACACTGAATGTTGTGACAGATGGTGGCGTAGACCTCTGGATAGACGACTTGTCAGTTGACGTGAAGCTGACGAAGAAGCCAGATGGCGACCTCATATTCGATTCGTTTGATAGTTTCAAGGCTGACATTTCTATCCTCGTCGCTTTAACCGACGTCGATAATGTCGTTGACATTCTTGGTTGGATTGACAAGAGTAACTTTGAGTCTGTCGCCCAAGACAGGGACTACGGATACGGCTCACGAAAAGTGGTTGAGAGTGTCGGTCTACACCCTATCGAAACTTTGTGGAGCGAAGTCATTGACTCTCGATACGGACCGGGCTAACATAGGTAATGGGACATAAGTTTTCTCCCCTAGCCGGATTGATCCCCGGCGTTTGTGGGCCCTTCGGGGCCCTTTTTTTCCAACAAATAAAACAAAGGACTTACGATGTCTTTATTAGAAGAATCAAAGGTTTACAAACCATTCAAATACCCTTGGGCTGTGGAGTATGCAGTTTCTCATGAGAAGGTTCACTGGGGAGAATGGGAGGCAAAACTGCAAGAGGATGTGGCACAGTGGCAGGGCGGCAAGCTCTCGGCACAGGAGAAGCACCACATCACTCAGATCCTCAAGTTGTTCACGCAGTCTGATGTACAGGTAGGAACAAACTACCTTGAGTACTACATCCCGAAGCTCAAGAACAACGAGATAAGAGCAATGCTCACGTCATTTGCAAACCGGGAGTTTGTCCACCAGCGTAGCTATGCGTTGCTCAACGACACCTTGGGGTTGCCTGAGTCTGAGTTTTCTGCGTTTCGTGAGTATAAAGCGATGGCAGACAAAGTTGAATTCATGGGGGATATCGATATGCACTCCCACGCTGGGATCGCAAAGTCTATTGCGCGTTCCGTGATGAATGAAGGGATGAGTCTCTTCAGTGCGTTCGCTATGCTACTCAACTACCAGAGATTTGGTAAGATGCGCGGCATGTGTGAGATTGTAGAATGGAGCATACGAGATGAGAGTATGCACTGTGAAGGTATGGTTAAATTATTTAGGGAGTTTTGTGATGAACATCCGAGAATTGTTACGGACGATTTCAAGAAAGATATCTACGACATGTTCCGAGTTGGTGTCGCACTTGAAGACAAAGTTATCGACAATGCGTACGAAATGGGTTCAATTGAAGGAGTCAGTGCGGAAGAAATTAAGCAATACATCCGATACCTAGCTGACCGTCGTTTGATCATGCTCGGCCTGAAGGGTAACTGGAAGGTCAAGGAGAACCCCGTAGAGTGGCTCGATTGGATTATTAATGGGGCGAGTCACAAGAACTTCTTTGAGGGGACTGTGACGGACTACAATGCGAATGGGATGGCAGGTGACTTTGGTTGGGAGGCCGCATGACAGACGCACGAGTGCAGACCATGTTAAATAGGTTGAAGTTACAGATTGAAGCCTGTGAGTTAAATCCTATGATCGGGGACAAAAAAGTCCTTGAAGACGCACACAAAATGATATATGATTTACGAAATAGGCTCAGACACAGGAAGCCATACGATTGGGACCGGGAGGGTGGCCGTTAGGTCACCCATGTAACAACCTTATGACTTGTGTAAAAACCTATGGCAGAACAAAAAGCAGAATTACTAAATTTTAAAATCGAACTTAACCGTGATGGAAACGTCGAGTTTAACCTAGACTGCGTGGATACGATAGGTCTTGAAAGAGTTCTACGTAACCTTGGAGACCCCAGCTACCCTTACAAGATTGGTAACATCGTGAGGCATTACTTCCGTACTTTACAGGATAAGATCAAGGAAGAGCGCACATAAAAAAACCCCGGCGGTAAGCCGGGGCAAATCTTGATGTGTGTCTTTGTTATTATTAGAAATTGTGGGGCTCTTTAATCTTAATTCGATTGAAGGGTTTATTAGCCCACCTTCTAAGCTCTTTAGATTTTTCCCTGTCGCGCAAAGTCTTGATACCAGCCGCCGCCGCGCCTATACCTAGTCCTGCCGCTGTAATGGCGAGACCCTGTTTCAATCCCTCGACAGTCTCTTCCATTGACGTCTCGGCCGCTTTGTCCGCCTTGCGTGGGCTAGCGCCTTTTGCGTAGTATTCTTTTCCCATCCTACTTCTTCCTTGCCTTCCCGCCGTACATCATTTTACCGGTCTTTGGGTCTTTAGCCATCGGCTTGCCACCCATCATCATCTTAGAACGGCCCTTTGTGGTCTTGCCGCCCGTTGCCATCTTTTTGGTTTGGCCGCCGTAGGCTTTACCTTTATAGTTTGGTGGGTCTTTTTTAATACTCTTTTTAGCCATTTCGACATCTTTATCAGAAATTCGTAAACCTTGATTTACAATCGAGCGAATCCCTTGCTTATCCATAAACTTTGCAAGATCTTTAATAGTGTTATTCATACGCTGGATTACGGCGTCCTTCCCTGTCTTCGGTGGTGTAGACTTTGCTGTAGATGCGTCTGTTTTAGATAATGTACGTGCCATTATTAACTTCCTTAGTTTAATTTAAAGTTGAAAGCCGAGAGCTCGTAGTTGGTCAACTACTTCCACTCCCGTCGGTTGAATTTGCTCTGGTGTGCTTCTCGGCACTGGAGCAGGGGGTGGGGCTACGTCGGGGGACTCTAAAAATGAAGACTCGTTGAACACCGGGGCAGGCTCCGAGCTCATAATTGTAGGCTCCCCGGGGAGTACTTGATCCCCGTACATTGATTCAATGTATTCGTTCTCTGCTTCTTGCCGTAGAATCTCGACCGTCATCATCCGCTGGAAGTCCGGGCGCGTTACGTCTGGAATTTCGAAGCCACCGTACTGGATCTCGTCCAAGATACGTATCGCAAGCTGTGGGTTATTCAACATTGCGTTGAGAGCCCGTGCTCCAGACTGACGACTCTGGCGTAGGATAAGTTCGATTGCTGTGTACTGTGGACTAACAACCTCACGGTTTAGGTTGTAACCACGGGAGAGCAAGCTGTCGAGAGATATTGTCGGAACACGTGCAGTGACTCCCGGAACATTGGGTGCCGCAACACGTGCCGCAACTTTAACAACCGACTCGAGAACTTCAAAACGAGGCATCCCATCGTAGTTGATAATCTCTTTTAGCTTTTGCCGTTGGGCAGTGTCACCGCCAATAAGATCAGCCATTTTTTGGACGTTGATACCAATCTCAGGTGCTGTGAAGTTTCGTCCGAATCGCTCCGAGTACACTTGAATTGTCGCGCCGGTTTCCGCTGTACTCTGCTTTACGATATACTCCATCGTGTAGCGGGCAACAAACTCATCAGTGAGCTCTTCAATTTCTTGAGTGTTTGCATTCGGTGCAGTTTTTTGTAGTGCGTTCCCGATCCGTCGCTTGAGTCGTGGTAGTCCCTCGATTCCCATCCCACCTTCGACGACGTTCATGTAAACCATTTGCCCGATCTTTTCGAAGTTACCGAGTTCTTTGTCTACGTCAATCCCGAGATCACGTGCAACACTGCGGTCTCTGTTGAGTTCGTTACGGAAAGCCTCGATCTTGATTTTCGCATTCTCAGCGACACTGTCCTTGTACTCAGTAAAGTCAGCTTTGTACTGATCGATTTTTTTACGTGCCTCTTCGTTTAGCGACTCGAGAAAACGTTCGTCGTTTACAATGTTAACTTCTTCCGCGTGGACGAACACATTAGATTGTTGAGAGCCCGGATTTCGATACGGAGTGATCGTACCGTCAGCATTACGTTGATACACCTGTATTCCTTCGAGTGTACGCGCAAATAGCTGAATGGTCTGGTTGTCGCTTAGTTCTCCTGCTTTGATCGCTTTCTGTGCGTCGCCGTCGAGGTGCTTCTTCATGGATTTTGTATTTAGGATACTTCCTTGTAGCCAAAGGCGAGTTGCTCGTTGTATTTCTCTGCCGTAAGTACCGAGTTTTGAAGCAGGATCGAGGTCATCCTTTACGATAATACGCCACAATCCGTTCTCGTCTTTGAATCCGCCTGACAGTTTTGCGAGGGGAGCTTCGATAAGTGTCTGTAGCTCAACGCCTGTTAGGGGTTGTCCTGTCTTAATCCTCGACTTAACGGTATCGATTCCCGGTTTTAACACCTTGTCTAGCAAGTAAATAGGCTGGTCTTTAATGTCGTACCCACTAAACTCAGCGACAACTGTCATTCGGTCTGCGTCGGGATTAGTTAGCCGTTTAACACGGTTTTCTGTTAGCATCCGGCTAAACTGACCGACTGCATCTGTCTGCCTGTCGACTATGTTGTCTTTCCAGTAGGTTTGAGCATCACGGAATTTTGTGAAAACTTCATCCGCAACAACACGGGGTTCTTGTCCGCTGAACCAACCATAACGGAAAGCTGTGTCGCTTTCAGGATCGCCT